AAACGCGCCGACCAAGGTGAATGCTGCAGGCGTAGCAGCAGCCCTGGTGACGCCAAGCACCTCAAGCCCCATGACCTTGACTCCGCCTCTGATGCTACGCTCAACGATAGCCGCACCACGAACAACCTCACCAGTTGACACTGGCTGGGAAATCTTCTGCGGCTTGTATTGCGCAGGCATATTGGCCTTACGAGCCTCCCGGGCCGCCTTTTGGGCCGTTGGTCGATCAATGCCAATCGTAACCTTGCTCAAGTCTACCTTACCCTTCTTCTTTCCACCCTTCCCTGCCATTTTATGATATGCGTACAAAGCTATACCACCCAACGCGACAGCTGCTGCGATCTCAGGCGCGGCTATGGCACCCACAGCTTCCAAAGCTTCAGCAGCAGCAGGAGCAGCAGCGGATTCCTCAAAAGCAGGCACCACTGAGTTCTCAATAACCTGACCGAGTTCCTGAGAATTAAGGTTCACAGAATCTCGCTGAATTCCAGTTCGTAGTAACCTGGCTGCGTACCTGGGATACTTAGCTCCAATTCTAAAAGCTGCCAATGTGTTGCGTCCAAATCCTTGCGCAATAAGTGCTGCTTCACCTTCAGCAATAGACATGGGTGTTGTATGGGATCCCCCAACCATAAAGGGACTGTTCATCCGCGTTCAAGTAAACCTCACACCGTGCAGTCTCTTGGCTTTTATATTAGCTCATCAAATTGAATTTGGTGTGTTAAGACGCGGACCCCACAACTCGGCCACCCGGTGTCGTCACCCACCGATCTCAGGCCTGGGGTTGGGGGGGCTCAACCCCCAACAAATACATAACGACTGGCATAGGGGCCGGGGTCTGGCAGCAACACCAGCCCACGGTAATATTCCTCCAGTGCAATTTGCTCATCTGGGGTCACCCCAAAAGCCAGATAGAAGGAGGCCCGTGCTTCAGGGTGAACAGCCCCATAAGCACGGTTGACACCCTCCTTCAATGTACGGAAACTCCAAGGCAACAGATCCTCGGGAACCGCACGCTTCTTACCAGATCGGACGTATAGGGCATAGACCTCTTGAAATACAGGCAGTTGGCCAGCCAACGCCAACCCACCTGTCCCCACCGCGTCTAACCACCCGCGGTATAAGTCGGGCCCATCCCAATTCTTCAACATGACGGTGTCCTTCCCCACGGCAGTGTGCACGTTCCTACACATAATCCAACCAGAGCCATCAAAGATAGGTTTTGTCTGACAAAACTCCACCTCGTCAAATTCATACACTGGTTTCTCTACTGCCATGTTGAATCCCATCTCCAGGAACCAAGTATCCAAGCCCCCCATGAAGCGTCCTAAATCAGTCTGCTCCATGAAGACGACGCAATCATCCCCATTATTGGCAAGTGAACACTCCACCTTACAGTGGCGTGCGTACGCGCGGATCATCGAGCACATTAACAAACAATTGCCAAGACTCGTATTCATATCTCCACTCATGCGGGTACCCTCTATGGTGTACCTAACCTCGCCATCGGGGACATAGCCAACACACTTGTTGAGTAACTGGTGGTCCAAAAGCTGCCCTAATCGCCGTCGATGCTTAGTTTGCT